CAATCAGAGCGGCTAACCCTAAAGACCCTGCGTTTGGCAAGATTGCCGATGGAGTTACTGAGGCAGTTGTCGGCAAACTTACAACAAAGAAAGCGCCGAAGAAAAAGTAATGTCATCACCTAAAGGCACCGCTGAACTCTTAATCGAAATAGCCACCGCTGAGATTGGCTATATCGAAGAAGCAGTTCCCGAGAATAAAACAAAGTACCAAAAAGCAAACCAACCTTGGTGCGGTGCCTTTGTAAACTGGTGTGGTAAAAAGGCTGGAGTTGAAATTCCTAATACCGTTTACACCCCTGCTGGAGCCGATGCTTTCAAAAAAATGAAGCGTTGGTATGAAGGAGAAAATGCTCAACCTCAAGCGGGAGATATTGTCTATTTTGATTTTCCCGCAGATGGTGTTGATAGAATTAGTCATGTTGGGATTGTTGTAAAAGATAATCTTGACGGCACCGTTACCTGTATCGAGGGCAACACCAGTTCAGATAAAAAAGGCGACCAAAGAAACGGTGGCGAAGTTTGTCTCAAGATTCGCGCTTACAAGAAAAAGAATCGCAATAAGTTCAAACCTAATCTGCCAGTTGCCATCGTTGGTTTTGGTAGACCAAAATTCGAGGCGCTTCATAAAACCGCTGATGAGGCAAAGGCTTCCCAAAAATGAGCGACGATGTAAAACCAAGTTTAGGAGAAATTATGCGTCGGCTTGACGACTTAACGATGGAAGTCAAGCAGATGAATCTCAATGTCAGTCAAACTTATCTTCGCAAAGATGTTTATGACTCTGATAGTGAACGCTTCTCTCAAGCCATGGAACACATTACAGACCGCATTGAAAAAATGGAGAGTCGCTCTGAATGGGTAGTTCGAACCGTCGGCGCTCTTATGATTGCCACGATTGTCGGTGCCTCGGTGTATGTTGGACAAATCATAGGGTTTTGAGGGCTTGACAACCTAACCCCCGTTTAGTACCCTCTCCCTTAACGAGAGGAGTCCACATGGACAACGCATTACCAGTCGATGATTTTGAAATCATTGAAGAACCAGCCCGTGAGCCATTCGTCGTAGATAACGATTCCAAGGCAGATTGGGCAATGAGAAAACTTGCTTCAATTCGACGCAAGCAATCAGATAACAAAGCCATCTTTGACCGAGAGTTACAAAGGGTCACAGAATGGCTTCAGAAGGTCAATACAGACCTTGAAAGAGATGCTGAATGGTTTGAGGCTAACCTACGCCCATACGCCCTTCAGGAGCGCTCTAAAGACCGTAAAAGCATAGTTCTGCCCCACGGCACCATCAAGACTGTTTCAGGTCGAGTTAAGTTTGATATTGAGGATGAATCTAAGTTCCTTGAGTGGGCTGAGACTAACGCCCCTGAATTAGTCCGAGTTAAAAAAGAAATTGATAAAAAAGCCCTAGGTGCTTTGAATCAGGCTGAAGATAAAGTAATATCAACCCAAGGTGAAATTGTTCCAGCAATTAAAGTCATACCTGCTGAAGTTTCAGTTTCATTTGTAATATCCGAGTAGAGAGAGAAACCATGGAAAATAAATTACCAATCGCTCAAGCATTGAGTGAGATTATGAAAGCAGTTGGAGCAATCGCTAAGAAAGATAAAAACACTTCTCAAGGTTTTAACTTTCGTGGAATTGATTCAGTTGTAAATGCTGTATCACCAGCACTTCAAAAGTTTGGCGTAGTAGTCGTGCCTTCAGTCGAAGAGTACGAATATCAAACAGTTGAGATTGGACGGAATCGAACTGCTATGGGTCATGTCAAAGTCAAAGTAACTTACACATTCATCGGAGCAAACGGTGATGCTATTAAAGCAACAGTAGTTGGCGAAGCGATGGACTCAGGCGATAAGGCAACAGCCAAAGCCATGTCAGTTGCTTTCCGTACCGCCTTGCTTCAATCGTTGGCACTACCAACCGATGAAGTAGACCCTGACGCAAGTTCGTATGAACGCTCAAGTGCTGATGATGTTTTAGCGCCTTCAGCAATTCTTATCAAGATTCAACAATCAACCACGATTGAATCACTATCAGAAATCGGTCAGTACATTACCGCGAACAAGGACGCCTACCCCGTTGGACTTCTTGACCAATTCCGTGCCAAGTTCAAAGAGCAACAAACGAAATTGAACCCACCAAAATTGGAAGAGGAATCCGATGAAGTCAGCGTTACTGAACCAACCCGAGTTACCGTATAACGGAACTTCAGGACATAGCGGGACAGATACTTCAAGAGAGCGAGCGCTTAACGCAGATAGGTCAGGCAAGACCGCTTTGCGTCAAGCGCAAGCCCTCAACCTTCTTGCCCAACGAAAATTGTTGGGCATGACATGGAAAGAATTATCTGAGATTACAGGACTTCACCACGGAACCGCTTCGGGTGTATTGTCCGTCCTCCATAAAGCAGGTCGCATTGCGCGATTAAAAGAAACCCGAAAGGGTTGTAAAGTTTATGTAGATGTGGCTTGTATTCAAGGTCGAGTAGTTGAGAGACAAGGGCGAAAGAAAAATTGCCCTCATTGTGGAGGAGATTTGTGAGCATTAGGTGGATTACAAAAGTTTGGGCTGACTCCCCTTATGATGGAACTAAACTTTTGATTCACCTTGCGCTCGCAGATATTTCTCATGATGATGGTCGATTCTTTGCGTCTCAATCCAATCTTGCTTCCAAGGGTAGATGCTCTGTTGAGTATGTTCGAAAGGTCATCAACGAGATGATTGCCGATGGTCACTTGAAGATTATTACCAAGGGAAACTCTCGAGGTAACGCAACTGTCTACCAGTTGATATGGAAGAAACTCCCCAACTCTCTTGGGGAGGAACAAAGTTTAGGAGGGGTAGAACTCCCCAACTCAGATACCCCCAACTCCCCAACTTTGGAGGTTCAACTCCCCAACTCCACTCCGTACCATCCGTCCTATACATCCGTCCTATCTACAACAAAGAGCGACGAAACTGCTATCGCAGTTGTCGCGCTCTCTGAAGCAGTTGCTAGAAAATGGTGGGAGAAGCAAAGAGTTAAACCTCTAGGCAAAAGCGCGTGGCACTCTTTGTTAGCAATCTGCCAAGCGGCAGAGAAGCGGGGCTATACAGCCGAGCAGATTGAACAGGCTTTGGATTACATCGGGACAGTTCCCTCAATGCGTCAGATGGATTTAGTTCTTCGTGGAGTGGGGGTAAAAACTAAACATGAACAATCAGCAATTAGAGCAATCGACTTGGCAGAAAAGTTCCGCAATGAATCTATCTGATATTTCAATCCTGATTGGATTTGTTGGAATCTATGACCTTAGAGTTCAGATTGATGAGATGAAGGTAAGGGCATGGGCTGAGTCCCTTGATTTAGATTTACCTTTGGAAGAGGCAAAGAAAATTGTTTCATGGCACTACGCAAACTTCGACTCGGCGATAAATCCTTCCCACATAAATCGGGAATGGCGTCGTAGACTAGCCGACTCTCGAGAGCGAGAGCGCTCGCGCTTGATGTCCCTTGAGTTTGAAGAGAACGAAAAGAAAAAAGCCTCACCTGAATTTGTAGCACAAATTAAAAAAGAGTTATTAGAAAAATTGAACAGGGGTAAGGATGCTCCGCTGGAAGATGATAATGGACAGGTGGCACCTAACTCATGAGGATATTTCGATTTGTAGGTTGGTACAACAGATGGCGATTCAAACGAACTCAACGATATGCCCTGCTTGCTTGGACGCCATCGCGGATGAAAGACTCCAATGGCAAAACCTAAACCTAATAGAGTTTCTGACGAAACCCGATTCGCAGTCTTAGCCCGTGCTTTCTATAAGTGCGAGAGGTGTAACAGAGATTTCTTAGGCTATCCCGTATCAGTTCATCACCGTCGTCCAAGAATGATGGGTGGTTCTAAAAATGAAATGCTTCATGAAATGGCAAACCTGATTGTACTTTGTGGGACAGGGACAAGCGGTTGTCATGGATGGGTAGAATCAAATAGAGCCAAAGCCCGTGAACTCGGATACTTGATTCAAAAGATTGAGTCGGCTGAAGATATTCCATTTCAAGATGAAAATGGTCTGTGGTGGAAGATTCATAACAATGGACATAAAACCCAACTGGACATGAAGTGGACAAACCCTCATGCTTGAGCCATGG